CCTATAATAACCATTTAGATGATGAAATGAAACAAATCAATTTTTCTGATAAATCTAGAAAGTTTAGTATTGAGCAGACAGAACGCAAATTTAATGTAAACTATTTAAACTTTAACAACCCTACACCTGGAATTGACCCTATGGTAGACAGATTAACTAAAATTGAAAATATGAAAGATGCTTTAAATGTCTTACAACAAAGAGGGGAAACAGAATTATTTGATAAATATAGTAAAGGTTTTGACTTGATTACAGGAGAATTGCCACTTCCAGTAAAAGATGACACGCAAACTGTTACTGAGTTTCAAATAGATATTGTTATGGCACAACCAGCAAAAACCTTGGCAGATGTACATACAGCGTTGCAAGAAGGAAAACTAACCTTAAAAACATTTCAAGAATTGTCAGAAAAATACATTACATTAACAAATAGTGAAGATACTGCAGTAATAAAAGAAATGCGTGCAAAATTTAATTTATCTGAGGTTCAAGTTGCAAACAAAGGATTTCTAAAGAGTTCAGAAAATGTTTTATTCAACACTGCGCTAAATAGATACTATAGAGACAAAAGAGCAGGTGGTAATGCTTTTGTTCCAACTGATTGGTTGAAGAATATATTTCCAATAATTTTAGAAGAAACGCCTACAAACACAGGTGATTTATATTTTACTCCAGGTTTATTTGAAACTGCAGGAGAGTTTAGAGCATTTATAGATGAATATGGTGTAACCACCCAAAGAGAATTTGAGTTGCAACTAACAACAGCAGCCTCAGAAAGTTTAGGAGATGTCAAGAGACTAGAAAAATTAACTAGCGATAAAGAAAAGATTGACAAGTTACAACAAGACCCAAAATTTGATTTTGGATTTCATTTTAAATTTTGGAGAGGTAGACAATAAATATGACAGAAACTTTCAATGATAAATTTTCAGAGGCTTTTAGAGAGTTATACTTGATGACCATGAACCCTGAATATTCAATTTACCGAGACCCTTATACCGGAGAAACTAAATATTATATGGGTAAACTACCACAAGAAACAGGTTTGCCTGCAGACATAGATGAAGGAACACCGGAGGCACTAGCGTACAAAGAAGAACAAATTAAAGTATATGGTATGCCTGGACAATTCTTAGATGACAAGTTTATAAATACAAAAAAAGAAGGTCAACAAAATCAAATAGTTAATGACCCTGTTTGGGTAAGGGCGTCTAAAATATTACACAAGCATTTAAGAAATCAAAACCGGTCCGTTTTGTACACACGAGATGACGAGAATAAACAGGAATTGTCTAGCGATAAAGAATATGCAGAATGGGGAGTAGATTTTATGTCCTCTTTTGAAAACAATTTTACAAACATGTTAATAGATGTAAATAAAATGGAAGGTGCGCCTGCACCTATTGCACATGCTATGTATTATTTATTAGAAACCTCAGACAGAAAAGGTGTACTATTAGATAATTTTATAAATGGTGTTTATTATAGTACAATGGATTATGCCAACTTATTAGGACTAGGTACTTTTGGTATTGGTTTTATAGGCCGAGCAGGTGGTAAACAGATGACTAAAACTGGTTTTAAAGAATATCTAAAAGATTTGGTTATGAGAAAGCCAGACGCAGCTGAGGCAGCACTAGGTGTGGAAACAGCTACATATATGGCAGGTTTTGATTATGGTGGACAGAAAGTAAAAGTAGCCGCTGACAAACAAGAAGAAATAGATAAAGGACAACTAGCGGCCTCTGCGGTTGCCGGTGGTGTAGCTGGTCCTGTAGCTGGGAGGGTAATAGAGGGTGCTGGTAAAGCAATAGGTAAAGGGGTAAGTAAAGTAGCAGAAAAAATAAAACCAACAGCTGAGACACAAGCTATGAGAGATGTAGCACCAATACTTGATACGCCAACAACAGAAAAAAATAAGGAATAAACATGGCACTTACTACTGAAAATAATTCTAATAATCCAAATCTTAAAAATCTTAGAAAGCCTACACTTGAACTTGATGAAGGACTTACTGTAGCAGGAAAAAATGAATATGCGGAAGAAGATTATACTTTAGAAAAAGATAAGACAGAATTAACTGAACCGCTACAGGTAGCAGGTTTAGGTAAAGAATTAAGTAAGCAATTACTAAAAGGTGCATCTGGAGTAAAAGAAACTATATCAAAGGGTACAAAAAAAGTTGGTGAGACTGTTGATAAAGCTGTTGATTATTTTGATGATGCTTTTGGAAATGTTGACGCAACACTGAGTCCTGCTGAAAGAAACAGAATAAAAAATAAAAAAGAAGATGCTGTAAAACTTGAAAAGCAAGCTGAGGAAGGTTCGCCTATTGTTGTTACAGATGAAGGCGAGGCTTTTGTAAAACCAATGTCTGCTGAAGATTTTCAAAGTGTAACTGCATATATGAAACAAAATATAGATTTTGATGTTGTCTTACCTAACCTTAATAAAATTGACAGTAAATTAAATGGTGATACCGCAGATGTGCAATTTAAAAAATTAATTGCTGCAACCTATGAACATTTTAAAAAACAAAAATCACCGGAGGGTGATAAAATATTACGAGCAGGTCCTCAATATAAAGATGGACAAAAAATAGATAGAGGAAACAAGACTGGTCGTACATTTCAAAACATAATTTCTGATGCTAATAAAATAGGAAGTGTTGATATTATGTTATCTCTCCTTAAAAGAAAACCTGGTGAAAGGCCTTTTACTGATAGTGAACTTCTTGCTGCTAAGAGAACAGTTTTATCTTTTCAAATTTTAGCACAAAAACACATGAACCAATTTGAAAAAAGTGGTAGTGAAATAGATTTAGCCAAAGCGTATCAAGCCCTTAATATTAGTGGTTATGCGCAAATTCAATTAGTAGGAGTTCAAGAAGATATAGCTAGAACACTTGTGTCTAATAAAATTATAGCCTCACCTGGTAAATCAAGAATTGCAGCATTACGCACTTGGGCTGACACCAATAAGATTGGTGATTTTACAGCAGTTCTTTCAGAAAAAAATCTTGCAGAATATATAGAGGCAAATGGTGGACAAGCTGCTATGCAAACTATGTTAGCTGCTTACAAGGCATTACCAAATGATATTTCAAAAAACAAGTTTTTGAGAATGACTATGCTTGAAAGAACAAAAATGGTTCCAAGAGGTTTGGTAGAAATCTATACTTCAGCATTATTATCATCTGGTGTTACTCACGCATACAATACTGTATCGCAGTTTGCTTTTTATGAAACACTAATGATAGAGAATTTTCTCAGTGGTAATTATAGAAAGGCATTTAATATGCTAAAAGGTCATGTAACATATTTACCACAGGCTTTGCGTAACATGGGGTATGCTTTAGTACATGAGAAAAGTCTTACGGAAAATATTTCCAAACTTGATTTTGCTGGTAGAACTGTAACACGACAGGGTTTCGGTCTGAAAAGCAGACTACATGGAGAAGATGCAGGTGTTTTAGAAAGTGCCACTTCTTTGGCAATAGATGGTTTTGGTATAACTATGAGGGCCTTGGGTTATCGTCCAATGATAGCTATTGATGAATTTTTTAAAACAATGGCCAGGGGTGTGGAAATAGAGACAATCGGTATGAAATCAAAATCAGATGCTTTTAGGAACAAACAAAAGGAGATTATAGAAAAAATTACAAACGAGGGAACTGATGTAGATACATATTCATATACTTCAAAATATGGAGATACAGAAACAACTTTTACTGGAAATGAGGCTGTTAAAAAAGAGGCTGCAGATTTTGCAAATGAGACTTATTTGAGAGTTATAAATTCAGATGATACATTTAGACAAGGTAACGAATTTGCAAGAATGCTAACTTTTCAAGATGACTTACCTGGTTTGTTTCAAAAGGTAACACCTTTTTTTAATCACCCAATAGTAAAAATCTGGGTACCTTTTTTTAAGACACCTTCACAGATTGTAAGAAGAGTATCAGAAAGAACACCCTTGGCTCTAATGATGCCTTCTTTTTATCAAAAAATAATTGGTGGTAACTCTTTGGAGAAACGAGAGGCCCTTGTAAAACTAACAACAGGCTCAGCCATGTTTGCCACTCTTGCTACAGTTGGCACAGGAAGTATGGACGAGGGCATGGTAATCACAGGGTATGGTCCTAGAGACGGCAAAATACGAAAAAGATGGTTAGAAAATCACAGACCTTATTCTATTGGCATTAGAAAGAAAAATCAAGATGGTACATATAAGGAGGGACTTGATGCTTGGACCTGGATAAGTTATTCAAGATATGACCCTATTTCTGGCATGCTTGCTATGGCTGGTGATTTCAATGATGCTATATTTCATGTAAATGATGAAGATACTATAACTGATATGTTGATTGGTGCTGGCGCAGCTACCATGAGGTATACAGCTACCGCTTTACCTATGACACAATTCATAGGAGAACTTGTAGATTTGGCTGGTTCTCCGTTTGCTAGTCATGAGAAAAAAGTAGAAAGAGTCATAGAAGTTTTATCTAAACAGGTCTTTAATGCTGGTAGTGTTGTCAAAGAACATGTAATGACTGGTGGTTTTAATGGTATTCAGCTTAAAGGTTCACTTGAAAGGTCTGGTCATGGTCCTGGTGCAAAGTTTGGTAATATGACTTTGGGTTCAGAATATGCGTCTAATACTATGGCTGACAATCAATATGATGATATTAACATACCTTTCTGGAATAGACCGGCTGGACTACAGCCAATAGTTAGAGCATGGTACGAAAATCTAAATAATGTAGCGTCAAAAACACCAGGGCTATCTTCTAAATTACCGCCTGGGGTAAATAGATGGTATGAGCCTATGCCACAAACAAGAGGCAGTGGTTGGGAGTTTATAAGCCCAATAAAGGTTATTGATTTACCACATGCTAATTTAATAAATACTGAGTTAGAAAAACTTAATTTAGCCTTACCACCAATAACAAGGTCTATTGGCGAACCACAATTAAAATTAAATGGTGAGCAAATAAATAGATATATTGAACTATATAATTACCCATCACGAGGTATATATGCAAAAGAATATTTTAAGACAGAGGTTTATGCAGGCGGTGATGCCCTTATGCCAAAGCCAATTATACAAGAGTTTAAAAAAACTATTGATGCTGATGGGTATAATTTTGTAGCAGGTTTTAGAGGTAGAGAACCAGCGCCAAGGTCTCATAAAATAAAATTACTTAAAGGTGTTGATAATGCTCATAAGAAGTACGCAAAGGAAATGTTAGTTTTAGAATATCCAGAACTAAAAGCATTGTTGATGCAAAGAGATGAATTTCAAAAAGAGTTTGGTGAAAATCCAAGAAATTTATCAGAACCAGATATTTTTGATTTAGAAAAAGCAATAAAAGAAAATCGTAAATCTATTAGATAATTATTTTGTTCTGGTTGTTAGTATTGTGGATATTGTTTATTATTTAGATTATGGCTTTATTTGATGTCAATAATAATATAAGGAAGGTTACTGCCACAGCAAATGGCAGTTTAACAGATTTTAGTTTTAACTTTCAAGTAAACAACACAACAGACCTTGATGTGTTTCTTGATGGTGTATTAAAAAGTATTAGTTCAGATTATACTGTTGTTACTTCCGCTGGTTCAGCAGGATTAAACGCAGATGGTACTGGTGTAGTAAAATTTAATTCACCACCAGCTAACAATGTCATTGTTTCTATAAAATCAGATTTACCAATATCAAGAGCAAGTGTTTATACATCTGGTGGTAACATAACAGCTGCATCATTAGAAAATGATTTTGATACAATTACAATGCAAGTAGGTGATATTGATGAGAGTTTAAGTCGTTCTTTGAAAGCACCAGTAAATGACCCAGGTAGTGTTAATATGACTATACCAGCTAAATCTGCAAGACTTGGTAAAGCGCTATCGTTTGACTCTACAACTGGAGACCCTACAGTTTCAGCGCTAACTCTAACTTCAGTTACAGTAAGTACATTATCAGCTGGTGCCTCAGCTACATCTAGTTACAATTCAACCACTGGTGTATTAGCACTAGGCATACCTAGAGGAGACACAGGGGCCTCTGGGCCTGCCGGTTCAGATGGTGCAGATGGAGAGGTTTCAGCTGGGTTTGCAATAGCTATGAGTATAGCTTTATAAAGGAGAAATATGGCACAAAATTTTAGAAGATTTACAAGTAACGCAGTAGGCACAGGTGCTACAACTGTATTCACCGCAAATAGTTTTGATACTGTTGTTGGAATTAGTTTAGCTAATGTTCACACCAATGCAATAAATGTGCATTGTTATATTAATGATGGCTCAAACGATATAAGTTTAGTTAAAGATGTTTCTATACCAGCAGGGTCAGCTTTGCAAGTATTAGATGGAGGGGCAAAGTTTGTAGTACAATCTGGAGATGCGCTAAAAGTTTTATCTGATACAGCTAGTTCTTTAGATGTTTGGGTTTCTGTAGTAGATGCAATTAGTACATAGGATATATAGATGCCATATATAGGACAACAACCAGCTACTTCCTTTCATTCGTTAGTGAAACAAGATTTTTCTGTTAGTGCAACGACAGGTTATACACTATCACAATCAGTAACGAGTGCTAACGATATCGCTTTATTTATTAATAATGTAAGACAAGAACCTACGACAGCATATTCTGCATCTGGTACAAGTTTGACGCTTACAGAGGCAACAGCAGGCTCAGATGATATGTATTGTGTGTATTTAGGTAAAGCAGTAGGTACAATTAATCCAGCAAGTGGTAGTGTGGGTACAGCACAAGTAACAGATAGTTCAATTACTACAGCAAAAATAAATGATGGTGCAATAACTTCAGCAAAATTAGCAAGTGGAGTGGGTGGTAAAGTATTAAGTCATAAAATTACACAGATTTCAACAAACTCTACAAGGTCAAGTGCAACTTCATATGCAGATGATTTAGACTTTGGTAGTTTTACACCATCAAGTTCAAATAGCATTGTACTTATATCTGGTGTTGCAAATGCAGATGGTGGGTCAAATATTTATACTTATTATAAATGGGTTGTTGATGGTTCAGATTTTTTATCATCAGGTAGTTCATCGCCAGATGCTACACATATTTTTTATAATAGTACATCATTGAATGCTAATGCGTATATGCCTTCAACGATATTTACAAGTGTAACAAATACTGATGGTTCGGCTATACCTGTAAAATGTCAACTTAAAGTAAACTCTGGCACATTGTATATAAATAGAAGTTATGATGGTGCTTTTGCAGGTTCACCTAGTACAGTAATTTGGACAGAAATAGCAACATAAAGGAATAGATTATGCCATTAAGTAAAATACAAGCTGAATCAATGAACCTAGCCGATAATTATGCATTTACGGGTACAGTAAGTGGTGCAGGTGCTTTAACGCTAGTAACAGATACAACAATATCTAATGGTGCAACTTCTGTAATTTTTGGTCCACTTACAACTTATGATAAATATATTATAGAACTTATAGATGTAAATCATTCAACAGCTGGGGGTGCTATATTAAGAGTACAATATGGCACAGATGCAAGTACATTTAATAACTCAAGTAATTATTCTTATGCTATGCAATTAATGGTATATGATGATGCTCAATACACTAGTGCAAAAAATACAGATACACAATTTGATTTAACTTTTGATGCGGCTAACCAATGGGGTGGTGATGACAATACAAATGCTCTTGAAGGTCAGATGATGGTATATGGTAAACAAAGAAGTACAACAAATACTTATCCATCAGTTATTTGGAACATAAGAGGAACACACCCATCTGGTAATGGAGGAACTTCCCAATTAGGTGCAGGTTATTTAAAAGTAAATAGTGCTTTTACACATATATTTATATTTCCATCAACAGGAACTTTTACTAGAGGTAAAATGAAACTATATGGATTAACATAATGCCTTATATTGGAAAATTACCTACAACAGGAAACTTTATAAAGCTAGACACTATATCTGTTGTTAATGGTCAAGCGGCATATACTATGCAAAAAGACTCTGTTAATTTTAGTCCAGCTAGTGCAAATCAAATGCTTGTAAGTCTTAATGGGATAATACAGAATCCAGGCAGTTCTTTTACAATTTCAAATCATACGATTTCTTTTGCCTCTGCGTTGGTAACAGGTGATGTAATAAATTATATTTTAGTATTAGGTGATGTTTTAAATGTGGGCACTGTCAGCGACAATACTATTACGAATGACAAGTTAGCTACTGCACCTACACTTATATCAAAAGGTGCAGGCTCAGATTCTGGTGCAATACAATTAAACTGTGAACAAAATACTCATGGAGTTAAGATTAAAGGGCCACCTCACTCAGCATCTCAAAGCTATACACTAACTTTACCTAGCACAGCACCTGCTGTAGATAAGATGTTACAATCAGATGGTTCTGGTAATTTAAGTTTTGTAGATGCACCAAGCGGAGGAATGACATTATTAAATTCTACAACTATTTCATCTGGTACTGCAACAGTTGATTTCAATAGTTCACTTATAACTTCTACTTATAAGGTTTATGTATTTCATGTAATAGGATTGTTTGATTCTGTTACTAGTGGTTCAACTGGTATTGGTATGAGGTTTTCAGCAGATAATGGTAGTTCAGTTGCTAGTAGTGGTTACAGAACTTTGAATCGTAGATTTAATGAAGGTGGTCATACTGATTATAGTATAAATGGTTCAACAATATCTGAAATGAGAATTACAGAAATGAATGGTGTTTATCATGGTATGAGTACCGGAGAGGGTATTGATATGCAAATAGAAGTTTATGACCCACTAGCTAGTAGACAAACAAGAATGAATTATAGAGGTGCTAGTATAGCAGATAGAAATACTGGATATGGAGATGAGTCTTTAACTAATTGGATTGGGGCATCATGCGAATCAGAGCCTTCAGCAGTTAATTTTATTAGATTCTTACCAAGGTCAGGAACATTTGAAAGTGGAACAATTAAACTCTATGGGATAAAAGCATAATGGCAATAATTAGAGCAAACAATAATACTTTATCTAGTGTAACTGCATTACCTTTTGCAACTGGTGGTTTGGTAAAATTAAACACTACGGATATAACTTCTAGTACAGCAACTTTAGTTTTTAATAACACATTGATTACAGATACTTATAGTATTTATATTGTAGAATATGAGGGTGCAAAACCAGTTACTGACAATGTGTACATAAGGTCAAGATATTCAACAGATAATGGAAGTTCTTTTTTAACAGGCACATTTTCATATGGTTATCATCAAGCACAATTAGGCTCTGGTAGTCATGGTGGTAGTGGGACAACAAAAAGTAATTATGCTGAAAACTCATTCGGTATTGGTAATGATGCTAATCATACAGTAACAGGGAATTATCGTATTTCTCATATGCGAGATTCAAATACTTATTTGGCGATAGAACATAATTATGTAGTAGAACAATCTAATAATACTAAATATGCTGTGAAGGAAGGCTATATATTAGAAGATGCATCAGTAATAAATTACATAGAATTTAGTTTTAGCAGTGGCAACATTGCTGATGGAACATTTACTTTATATGGACTAACTAAATAAGGAAAGGAGGTAAATATGGCTTATAAACATAAAATGGTTAATGGTAAGAAAGTAGAGTTAACTGCTGACGAAATCAAAGAACTTGAAGCTAGAGATAAAGAATGGGCAAATGGTGAGTATGACAGACTTATGGCTAGTATTCGTGAAGAAAGAACTGAACTCTTAGATAAAACCGAATGGACAGTTAACAATGACAATCAATTAACTGATGATAAAAAAACAGAATGGAAAGTTTGGCGTCAAAAGTTAAGAGATATAACCAAAGGTGTTGATACAGTTGATAAAGCTAAAGCTGTTACAATGCCAAAGAAACCATAGGTAGATGGCAAGGACAAAAAAAATATCATCATCTAATGACATGCAAGATATTAAAACATGTCTTGCAAGATTAGAAGAAAAGGTTGAGCATATACACACAGTCAGTTGTCAAAATGCAGCTGAGATAAAATCTTTGCGAACACAAATGGCTATGGGTAAGGGAGGCCTTAAAGTTTTATTGTGGATAGGTGGAATTACTGGAACACTTATCGCCATTTTGCAAGGCTGGTCAACAACAAAATAGGAGAATATATGGCACATATTTATGACATAAATCCACACTTAAATAAAAAAAAAAGTATTCGTACAAAACAAAAATATGAGGACACTTTACCATCTGATGTAGAGCCAAACACAGACAAACCTAAAAGGGGAAGGAAGTCCAAACGAAAGACTGATTGATGAAATATGTTAGAGTATGTAGCCGCAGCAAATGCCGCTTACAGTGTTATACGAAAAGCTGTAGAGAATGGTAGAGAACTTACAAGTGTAGCAAAACATATTGCTAAGTTCACTGATGCAACAGAGCATATATCTGAAACAAAAAACAAAAAGAAAAATAGTATCTGGTCTAGGTTCACCGGCAAACAAGAAAGTGATTTAGATGAATTTTTTGCCCTGGAGGATTTAAAAAAAAAAGAAGAAGAACTAAAACAATTAATGATATATTTAGGTAGGCCTGGATTACATGCAGACTATGTAAGGTTTTGTGTTGAGGCCAGGAAAAGAAGAAAGAGGGAGGCTGCAGAAAAAAGAAAACGAGCAGCTGAGTTAGTTGAAACAATACAGACAGGGCTGTATGTTTTTTTAGGCATAGCTGCAGCTTTACTTATAACTATTGTTGTGGTACAGTATTTTAAATAAGAGGACTATATGATAGGTGCATTGATTGGACCAGTAGCTAACCTTGTTGGTACATGGTTCCAGAACAAAGTAGAAAAAACAAAAGCTGAGGGTGCTGTAAAAGTAGCGGAGGCAAAGGCAAGAGCCAGTGTAGCTGAGAAGGTAGCAGCTGGTGAGGTTGAGTGGGAAAGCACAATGGCTGCACATAGTGGTGATAGCTGGAAAGATGAGTTCGCTTTAGTTGTGTTATTAGCACCAGCGATATTAGTTTTCATTCCTGGTTGTAGAGAATATGTGCAAGAAGGGTTTGTTGTCTTAGGGCAACTACCAGATTACTACCAGCATTTATTATACATAGCTATATCAGCTAGCTTTGGTATCAAAGGCGTAGGTCAAGCAGCAAAAATGTTTTCAAAGAAATAAGATTATGAGAAGATTTAAACCAGTACCCAAGGATAAAAAACATAAAGACATACCTAGTAAATATTTGAAGGGTAGAAAGAACAAAGATAAAAGAGCAAATGAGATTAGAAGAACGAGAAGATTATATAGAATGGGTAGATTAACAGGGGCTATGATGGATAGAATATCTAAAGAAAGAGCAGCGGACTAATGGCTGCGCCGGAGAAGTATAGAAAGATGTTTGGTAAGAGCCGAGCAGATGCTATCTACAAACGAGGGTTAGGGGCCTTCTATAGCGCTGGGAGTAAAAAGGGTATGTCTGCGCATGCCTGGGCTGTAGCTAGATTGAAGGCTCACGCTAAAGGTAAGGCTACAGTTAAAAAAGCAGACGGAGATTTATTTAGAAAGAAAACTTAACAAAGGAGAAACAATGCCAGGAAAAAAACTTACAGCAAAACAAATGAAGATTGCCAGAGTTAGTAAACCAAGAAACAAAATAACTAGGGCTGACTTTAAAAAATTAAACGCAAAGAAATCATAATGAAAGATAAAGGTATGATTGTATCAATGAGAGATACACAAAAGACTAAACAGGCTATGGACAATATTGTAAAACAATATAGAAAAGCGCCATTGAAAAAGAACACTGCCTTTGCTGCACGCAGAAAAAAATCTATGATGGGTTTAGCTTTGACACCGCAAGGTAAAATGTATGACTTTTTATCTAAGTAAAAAATCTTTATCTATTCTTGAAACAGTTAATCCTCCACTTCAAGAAGTAACACAACTTGCTATAAAAAAATCCAGAGTAGATTTTGGTGTAATCTGTGGCGTAAGAACTATGGCAGAACAACAGGCCTTAGTAGATAGCGGCGCCTCAAAGACTATGAAAAGCAAACATCTTGAAGGTAATGCCGTAGATGTTATGGCGTATGTAGGAACTAGAGGTAGCTGGGAAATAACTTTGTATGATGATATAGCTGACGCCTTCAAAGCCGCTGCCGTTGAACTAGATATTGGAATTAGATGGGGTGCAGCATGGCATATACCAGACATAAGAGAATGGTTTGAACCAATGCAAGCAGCAACAGATAACTATGTAGATGTAAGACGCAAAGAAGGTAAGCGTCCTTTCATAGACGCCCCCCACTTTGAATTAATCTAACGAGTTTTACAACGCTGTTGCCAAATTGTATATCCGTACAATGTGGCAGCTGGTCTATTAACCGGTTGTGATAAACCTTTGTAAACAAATTTACAATCATATTTTTTATTGTTCTCTATTGTTTGATTTACAAAGTCTCTTGTTTCTGGGTTAGCTAAATTAAGCATTAATAATATTCCAAATAATATACCCATAGTTTTTTTCCTTTCTGTTAAGTTAAAAATCAAATCCGTAAAAATGTATATGTTGTGCCATATCAAAAGTTATCTCACCGATATGCAAAACCATTTCCACTACTATCAATAATAATATCCATTTATTAGTTGACATACTTTCTCCTTATTTAACTATAGCAATACCTCTAGGGCTAGCCACAGCTTTAATTATATATCCTTTATTATGTAAACAATTCAATAGCCTGTGAGCATTGGTGTGTGCTGACATAGGTTTTATAATTTTTTCACCTGCAACTTTGCCACCACATATTTCTCTTACAGTGGGATAATACCCATACTCATTGAAGAATACTTTTATAAAATGCAAGACCTCTGCTTGCCTGGGTGTCAACCCAATTTTAGGTTCCATTCTTTGCCTCACTCTCTAGTATCTTTTCTTCTTCATCTTGTTCTGGAAAGAGACTACTTGAGCCATGTGAAGGTGTAAAATCAAGGGCCTGCTTGACCTCATCTGGGGTAACTACAGGCTGAGTGGGTTCTTTCTTTGCCTCCTCTGGATAGTCCTGTAACTCCTCTGCAGTTACAAGTCCTTTCAATGCGTCTGGAAAGGCGTCTCTAATTGCAAATCCCCTTGCCCTTAGTTGTAACATTCTCTTAGTATATTGTTGCCAAGGTCCTGGTTTATTAAGAAGGCGAGCCTGCTCTGCATCTTGCATAGAGAACTGACGAATTGTTATATCCTCTTTACCGGAAGGTAGTAACCTTGCTATCTCACAGGTAGCCACCATGGATTTATCCTGCAGCTTACCTTCAGTAGTTTCTTTTATTCCGTTAAAGTTTTCTTGTTGTTTTACAAGGGCTAATAATGAGTCTCCCCACAGTGCAGCTTTACCACTTATAACAGCTATGTTTTGTAGGGACTGCATAGGCTTTAATCCTATTTCATATCCCCATTGTACAGCTACTAAAATGTTTGCTGGTTTACCCTTAAAATGTTCTGGTACCAAACCAGACTGCGACATAGCTTTAGCAAACTTCATAGCCTCTTCTATGTTAGCAGGGTTGTATAATGATAAGTCCTTAGTCATGTGTCTCCTCCTTTGTTGAGATTTTAAATGTGGACCTTGTTGTATATTCACCAGGAATATCAACCATTTTTCTTTTTGGCACACGCTTTGATGTTGACTTGACTGTTGTATTATTAACAATCATTACATCAGCATCAATACTATCCATGTGCATTTCAAGAAACTCTTGTTGTTCTTTTTTTATTTTTCTTTGACAGCTTTCCTCAGCTTGAGCCTTTTGAAATTTAGAAATACTTTCTTGCAAATCAACATTAGATTTATGGTCATCAATGACAACGACTTTATCACCAGGATTAATATCTTTTTCTGGCTCTGGATATGAGTCGTCTGGGTCATCAACAATTATCCAAAATTGATTTGTTGCTTTCTCAATCATTTCACATAGCGCTTTATCTCTACGAAAATACCAGGCATGCAGCTTGCCTTTGACTCCATCAAAACAAACTATCACGCCCCAGGGTAGGTTAGCACATAGCATCTGGGCGTTAAGTTGTATCTTCCATTCCATTCTGCAACCGGAAAAATCATAGTCTGTTTTTACTTCCATGGCACCTTTGCCTGTAAAAAAGTCATTGTTATATTCAACTTCGCTGCCCTTAGTTATCGTAATTATCCGGTCTAATGTTGCACCAAGTTTAACCTTGTTATGTAGAAATGCTTTTGTTGGTTCCTCTGTCTTAGCAACGATACCTTTATCTTTTAGGGTATGCACATACCAGGGAACTATTGCGTGTTCAAAATATGACCCCCTTAACATAGCTGCTTTATTAAAATAAATAGGTTTATCTATTTCCTCAACACCAGCTTTTGCTTTGCGGTGTTCAGCTAGTATTTGGTTTGGTGTTTTAAATCTACTTTTACCCATTAAAATTATGCTAGCCTCACTGGCTCCCAGCACTTCTCCGGTTTTAGTTTTCTTTCCTGTTAATTTAATTTCTGGCATAGTTCATCTCCTTTGTAATAGCAATAACATTTGTCAACGAGTGCGCAGGCACTCATCATAAAAATATAAATCATAATTAAACATGATAAAAATATCATGCCTTCTAAAATAGCTTTCATCATGCAGCCCTCCTCAAAATATTCATTACTGTTGATGTATGCCAGCTGCCATGCTTTCTAACTGTGGGTATTTGTTTCGCATTTAGGTCAGCTGCCACTTGCTTTATAGTCAAGCCTTGCTGCCTTAGCTGCTGGATTAATGGTAAATATTTTTCTGCATTTTTGTCAGCGTCTTTTTTGTTTGTAGCTGCGCCCTTCAATCCGCTGGCCTTAGTTATATTTCCAAGCCGTTTAATTTTTTTTCCGGCCTTTGAAATAAAAAAACCTTTGCTTTTTATTTCTTCAAGTTTACCTTGCAGGGCAGCCCTTGTTCGCTGTGATATTTTTATCCTTTCAGTTTGTTGAAATGTAAAAAATAACCCAGCTGTTTCCGGTTCAAGGTTTGGCTGGTCCAATGCAATCAGTTTGATTTTATTACTCATTACATAATCACGATACCAGGTTGTAAGTTCCGCAAGGTCCCTGCCTAGCCTGGAGATATTAGCAACAACTAGCGGTATCTTTTTTTTTATAGCTAACTTTGTAGCGGCTAGCAGCTGCGGCCTCTTATGGTTTGGCGTCTTACCGCTAACGCCTAACTCTTTAAACCAGTGTATGTTTGCTGCTGGAAAGGCCTGGCTTATTGTAAACTCTTGAGCCTGCAAAAATTGCGTTGCCCTTGATACTCTTGGCAAGGCGCAAAGTTCTTTGATGTTTGTATATGTCATGGTTTTGTTTTCCTTATGTAAATATTTTGTTCTGTTTAATAATAAAGATATTGCCCCAGCTAGTCAAGGCCAGGGCAATTTGGCAGGTAGTCCATGAGAACAAAAGGAAGGAAAAACGCCTGCCAAATTCTCAATATAATACTTTGTAAAATAAAACTCAGTCAACATTTTTATTTTTGCTGCCCTTAGTTGTCCGATAAATCCAGGGTAAGCCAGTCAAATTTTTTTATTGGCTGTTTGCAATTTGTACAAACCAAGGCTGACCAGCTGAAGTTATAAACCAGCTGCCGCCTATGGCAGCAAGGACAAACAATAGAACGCCCACGCCTGGGCGCCCTTATGTTTTTGTTAATAGGTTTCAACATAGTTTATTCATGTAAATCTGTTATTTGTTCTATGCACTCATTGTATCCAATTACAAAGCCAAGTAATTCAGCTGTAGAATTAAATTCTTTTAAGTCCTGGCCGTACTGATTAGGGCCAAGGTTAATTGAATATTTATTAAATGAAATACCCTCCTTGCTAATAGTTTCTTTTGACAGCCGGCCATAACCAAAGTTTAAAACATTACCAGTGAACTCTGCGCACTGGTTCGCATAGTAATATTTATTTTTACATTTTAAAATAAATTTTATATTAACTTTGTTAAGTTTAAATTGAATGTCAGTCATTTCATGAATTAAGTCTGACCTATTTTCTAAACTTAAATTACCATCAAGGGTTGTTTTAATTTCATTTAAACGCTTTAACGCTTTTTCTATTTGTTGTGTATTCATTTTAATTTATCCTTTCTATTTTGCTGCTTTGTTTTTATTAATTATTTCATATCCCCACTCACCATAATCACAAATTTCATCAAGTGTTAATGTAAATATGTCTATGTCATTGTCGTTGTCGTCAACGCCCTGCCAGTCTGAATCATGATATGAACAAAGCCATAACCTTAATTCTTCCAATGAGTCAAAAATTTCTTCTGGGAACCAATTTTGATAATCTATTCTTTTAACTTTCATTTTAATTTATCCTTTCTATTTTTTAATTAATAATTCAAGTAAGAGGAAATTAAAGGGTAGCTAGAGACTTAAAGGGAAGTCAGACATTATTAAGTTATGCACAACTTTTTAACCTGTTAAATATTGTAAGTACATTTACTTCTAGCTACCTTTTAATCTCCCCTTACCAGGCGGCTTATTAGGCCGCCTCTTTAGTGTTAATAATAAAGTCAAGCGGCTGTAAATCCTCCAGGAATTTTGCGGCCTTGCCTGCCTTGCTAAAGGCTGAATAAATAGCCTTTGGGTCCTTCTTAATTACTGACTTCCAGCCGTTTAAATATTGCGCATGGTCCGCCCTTGGTTCCGGTGATACGCCCAGCTGAATAGATAAAATGACGGCGCCTGTTTCCGCTATCAATTCTTCAAAAGCGTAGTCAATAGAACCAAAGCCGTTTCCAAGTTTACGATTTAACCTGGAAC